TGGGCACATTCCTCGCGATCACTGGCCGCAAGCAGAAGGAGGATTGATCCCTATGCAGCGTCACAATCAGGTCTGGTGGATTCTCATCATCTTGGGGTGGGTGGCCGTCATCTGCGCCGCAGAGTTGGGGCGGCGGCAACACGGCTTCGATTGGCGCGAGGCATGGTCCGCCGCCAAGCTCGAAACCATCCGTTGACCTGGCGCGCATTCCTCGCCCTCGTGGCCGGCGCCATCATCATCGCTGGCGCGCTCGCCTTCATGCTGCCGCTGCACGCCTTCGCTGCCGGGTGCGGGCCGATGGTCGCGTCTTGGTATGGCGCAGAGTCCGGCAACCGCACCGCCAACGGCGAGCACTTCAACGGTACGTCGCTCACAGCTGCACATCGCAGCCTGCCATTCGGGACCAAGCTGCGCGTCACCTATCGGGGCAAGAGCGTTGTGGTGCGCGTGAATGATCGCGGGCCATACATCAAGGGGCGCGAACTCGACCTGTCGCGCGCTGCCGCCCAGCGCATCGGGCTTATCGCTGCCGGATATGGGACGGTGCAGGTCTGCCGCCTATAGGTGCGGGGACAGCGCCGAATTGCTCAATAGCTGCGGTGACGCTTTTTGCTGGTGCGGGGAAGAAACGCTCGCAAAATCAATAGCGTCACAGTCCGACCGGGGGCACCAGTACAATCAGCCGGCATTGATTTCATTGATCTATTGTGCGCCAAACCCCGCACCGGGGCATCAGGTGCGGGGATAGTGTTCCCGCTTTATTCGATGCGCACCTTGATCGCGGCCTCATGGGCGAGGCGCCGCCGACCTCCCCGCCAAATACCGCCATGCCGTATCCGGTATCGCTAAAGCCAAACGGCCAAATCAGACAATCGTCGCCATCATAGCTGACCATCGAGCGAAGCCATGCTTCGCGCTGCCCCGTCTCAGCAACGTGCAGCGGATCGCCGTGGCGGCGCCAACGCATATAGTGCATCCAGCAATATCCGCGACTGTTGCAGCGATCGTTTTCGCAGCCCTCGACAATGCATGGGCCGTGCGCACCATCGGGGTATTTCTGAAACCGAGTGCATCCGCAGGACTTGATTTGCCCAGTATTGAAATGCCCGACATTGGCGACCCGTTCTTTTCCGCAGTCGCAAACGCACCTCACCTTGCCGCCTGGGAGGCGCTCAACCACGACGAGCATCTGGACGCGCTTGCCGATCATCGCAGCGCCTCTTCGTAAGCCTCGACCGGCGGCACCGGGCGATCATCGCCCTTCGGCGTCTTGGGCGCGGACCAGATCACGCCGTGCCCATCGCCGAAGGCGGAGATCAAGGCGAGCAAGTCGGACATTTCTGCATGGTCGAGATCGGACGAGTGCACGGGGCTGAGATCGACCCAGCCGGTGCCGTCTATGCTGGGGACGAGGTCCATGCTTGCGCGGCGGTCGCGACGCAGACCGTCGAGAAAAATCCTCTTCCACTGCTCGGCATCGAGGCGCCGGTTGTGCCAGGCAAGCTGCTCAGCAATATCTCCGATCTTGCACCACATCGCGGCATTGGCATCATGGCTGCGCTGTGGCCCCTTGATCTCGACTCGGATAGGGCCGCGTGTCGCTTCCGCATAGGCGTCTCGAATGACGCTGATGCAGCGTTCAACCAGGCGGGCATTCGCCAGCGTGAAGATGCGCCGGGTCATGCTGCGATCCTCGCATAGTCCGGCGGCAGATGTTCCATCGCGAATGCGAGGAAGTCTGCGGCCAGAAGCTCGCAGTCCCGCCGCATTGCCGGATAGCGATAGGCCGCCAGATGGTGCGGTCCGGTGACCCGGTAGAACTTCTCCGGGTCGTCGGCATACTGGCGCAGTTCGAACACCTGCCAGCGGAACACATCGGCCTCGAACAGATCGAGGTAGAACCGCCACTGATAGCCGCCGAGGTAGCTCTCGGCATCGAATGACGACGTCGTCTTGTGGTCGACGATCACCTTGCCGTTGAGCCCGTCCGTCTGGCCGGTGACGGTCAGATCGCCATATCGACCGAAGGCGCGGACTTCCCGTGCCTGGGGGACCGACACCGTGCCGACCCCTTCGATGTTGAAGGTATAGCCGAGCGCGGCCAGCGTCTCGTATTGACCGGGCTCGGCGATCTCGAGCGCCTTGTGAAAGGCGGTGCCGGCGAGCATCCGTTCTGTCGGCTCGTCGCGAGTCAGGTCGGCGACCAGATCGGCCACATCCTTCTCGTCGTCGAGCCGCCAGCGGCGGAAACTCTCGATATGCGACACGCGCGCCAGCATCACGCGGCCTTCTTGGCGGCGGCAGCATACTTGCCGGCCACGGCATCGAACGTCAGACCGAGTTCGGTGGCGCGGCGGTGCAACAGCGTCTTGCACGCCTTGCCGGAATTGGTCGCCCGCTCGATCAGCGCGTTGATGCCATCGGCGCTGTCGACCTTGGGCAACTCGGTGTTGAACCAGGTCTGCTCGGCAAGCGCGGCCTTCTGGTCGTCGGACAGGCTGTTCAGCCGTTCCTTGGTGATGTCGATCACGCGACCGAGGAAGCCGGCGAACTGAGGATCGGCGACGCCGGGGATCGGCAGCGGATCTAGCTGCGCGGGGTTCTTGCCGAAGGCCGCATCCGTCGGCGAGAACTTCAGCCAGCGCTTGCCGTTCTCGATCGTCAGCCGGCCCATCGCATCCGCGGCTTTGTAGATCTCGCCCTTCGATCCGCCCTGAACGTCAAGGCGTTCGATCACGTCGTCGCCGTTGCGCTGCTCGTCCATGTGCGCGAGCAAGATCACGTCCTTGCCGAAGCTGTTCATCAGCTTGAGGAAGGCGCCGAAGCGCGTCTTGAGCGTGCCGTAGCCGGGAAGCGTCAGGGCGCCGTTCTTGTGGCCCTTGGGATCGGTGCGGATGATGTCGGCAGTAATGGCGTCGAGGGCGCGACCGGCGGTATCGAGGATGATCGTCTTGAACGGCGCCAGGTCGTCGGCGGTGATGTTGCCGACGTCGGCCCAGTTCTCGACGCGCACGACGTCCTTGCGGTTCGGGGCGCGATGCGCGCCGTTGTCGAAGTCGAGCAAGAGCGGGGCCTCGGCGGTGAACGCAAGGCTCGTCTTGCCGAGACCGGGTGCGCCATAGAGCACGATGTTCAGGCGCTCGACCGGGATCGGATCGCTCGCGCGAGTGATTTTCAGGGACATCTCAGTTCTCCTTGGTGATGGGGTGATGCTTGGCCTGCGCAGCAACCAGCGCGGGAATGTCGCGCAGTGCGTCCATGGTGGCCGGCCTGTCGTGCAGCCCGGTCGCGTCGCGCCAGACTATATGGGGCGCGGTGGTCCAGTTGCCGGATGCGTCGATGACGGGCTTGTCGATGATGCGGGGCTCGGTGGTGATCATGCCGCCACCCATCCGCGCGAAGCCTTGCGCTGGTAGTAGGCATCCCGCAGCGCGAGGAATTTCTCCTTCGCTTCGCCGGGGGAAATGCGGCCCGCGTCCGCGTCGTTCCGCAACCGAAGATAGGCACGATCAAAGGATCGGCGCGCGAGGTCGGCGCGGCTGAGCTGGCGGGAGGGAATCGGTGGGAGGGGCATCGTCATCCTCTGTAATCAGGCTCTAACCGCCATTGTGACGCCGACCCTTAGATCGGCGTGGCGATGGGGTTATGGATTGCCGTCGCCGTCGCCGTAGCCGTCGCCGTAGCCGTAGCCGTCGCCGTCGCCGTCGCCGTAGCCGTCGCCGTAGCCGTAGCCGTCGCCGTCGCCGTAGCCGGAGCCGTAGCCGTAGCCGTCGCCGTCGCCGTAGCCGGAGCCGGAGCCGGAGCCGTAGCCGTCGCCGTCGCCGGAGCCGTCCTCAGCAAATTCCGTGTCGTTGAGCTTAAGGACGGTAAGCATTGGCGACCTCGATGCTCTTCTGAGCGGTCGTGCTCGTGGTCATGATCTCGCAGGCGTCAATGACAACCTGCGTGCCGACGACGGCGCAGACTTTGCTGTCTTTGGACAGGCCATGTTCAGCCACGTCGCTAAGCGAAACGCCCTTCTTGTCCGCGACCACCCAGTACCAAAGTCGTCGGGCGTTCTTCAGGGTGACGCACTCGCCATCGACCGACACCAGTTCGCCATAGTGGACGCCAGCACGGTAAGCGCGGACGATGACCTTCTGGCCAATCAGATCGTTGGGCTTGGTGGCCGGCGCCGGGCAATCAGCCCCGATGAACATTGCCGCAAGCTGCTTCGCTTCGCGGATCGTCAAGTCTTCCAGTGCCATCTTCCATCTCCCTGCGACGTGTCGCGTTGGGCCGCGGCGTCCATTCGGTGCGGCTTCGATGCACCATCTATGCATATCGCATAGCATCAACGCAACCAAAATCTATGCGAAATGCATTTTTTTGTTGACGACCCTATTTCCTCGCGCGTATGCGTACGCGCAGAGACACTGGGGATATCGTTGGGAGGCCGGCGCGCTAGCGACGGCCGGGCGCCACCGGCAACAAGCACAAGCGCTGCACTAGACGGTCGGCGCAAGCCGATCCGGCGACTAGCGCGGGGCTGACGCCCCGCTAGCACAAGCCTCTAGATTGAATAGAACTACTGACTGAGAGTCAGAGTATACGCGCGCGAGAAATCAGCGCACGGTTGCGAAAATCTAAGCAGGTGGGGCCGCTTTGACTTTCGCCAGCAGCGCATCATAGGCAGCTGCGAATCCGCCGATCTTGACGGTCATCTGCTCTTCGCCCATCGGCCACGAGTAGTAGACGACATAGGCCGTGGCGCCGGTTTTCAGCGCCTCGACGATCCGCACCGGGTCGGAAAGTACCGGCCCATTATCGACGCGCACCGTCGGAATGGTGCCGGGGTAGTCATTGGGCACCGCGAGATTCGGCCCGCGCCCGTTGACATAGGTGATCTGGAAAAAGCTCAGCGTCGTCCTGGCGTCATCGCCGAAGGTGCCGGCAAAGCACATCGTCTCGGCCTTCGCATGATCGGCGACGCAGTTCACCGACCACTTCCCGCCAGGTGGATGTTCAGCGGTGTCTGGCGGCGTCATTGATGCGCATCCGGCAAGCGTCAGCGCGGCGGCAGCAGCTGCGCTGGGGTAGCCAGCGGCCTTACGCGCGTGGGCAAGGCGTTCGCCGATTTCAGTGTCAGCGGCCATCAGCGCTCGCCTTCTGCAAAACGCAGACGTGATCGCATCTTTTCCTATGCGATGGGCATTGACATGCAACTATGCATTTTGCATAGATGTCGATCATGACACCCGAACAGATCAAATCCTTCCGCACCGGACAGAAGATGAGCCAGGCCGAGCTTGCGGCTCGCCTTGGCGTTGACCAGGCGACGATCTCGCGCGCTGAGAGGGGTGTGCCGCTGCAGAAGTCGGCGGCGCTGCTTCTCGACATGCTGGTGCGGGACTCTGCGACCTCAACGCAAGGAGCCGCAGCATGAACGGGTCACTCGTCGATCTTGGGCAGGTAGTAGAGGGCGTAGTCGACGGCGGCGACGACGACGCGCGCAACCACACCGAGGCCAAGGTGGTGCGCGGCCTCAAGCGCGCCCTCTGGCAGCGCGACCGCGACCGCGCGGCCAACCCCGCGCTGCCCGACCTCACCTGCCTCTACATGCCCCCGCTCGGCGGCGGCCGCGACCTGAACGACCTGGTGAGGGTGACCCCAGCGGTTGGTCCGAAGGACCAGAGCGCAAAGGAAGAGACGCAGTCAGCAGCCAACAGGAGCGACAGATGAGCGAGCTACACGACGACGACCTGCCCCGACGACCTGCCCGATGACATTCCCTTCGCTGAGATCGACGAGATTATTCACGCCGCCCCTCGACGATCTGATGGCCAAGCTGCGGAAGCGGCCCGGGTGGAGCGATGCGCGGGCGGTCGGGATCAGCGCGTTCGTCGTGGCCGGCTACCAGGGCATGCCGGTGCCAATACAAGCTGTGCATTTTTCCGGCGACCTCGCTGCGATCGGCGAGTTCGCGCCGGTCTGGACGTTCGAGCTGACCCGTTCCGTGCTCGACGGCCCGGTGGAGGTTTTTGAGAGCGATGCCGGCGGGGGGATCAACTGACCCGCCGCAAGATCCTCGTGGCCGATTTGCTCTGCGGCGCCGGCGGCTCGTCGACCGGGGCGGCGCGCGCGCTCGCCGAGCTGGGGCTCGAGATGGACCTGGTGTGCGTCAATCACTGGCCGACCGCGATCGAGACGCACCGGCGCAACCATCCCGAGGCGCGGCACTATGTGCAGGACATTGCCACGGTGCGGCCGCACCTCCTCGTGCCCGAGGGCTATCTCGACCTGCTGATGGCCTCGCCGACCTGCACGCACCACAGCGTGGCGCGCGGCGGCAAGCCGACCAGCGACCAGCAACGCAGCGACCCCTGGCACATCGTCACCTGGCTCACCGAGCTGCGCGTGAAGCGCATCATCATCGAAAACGTCTGGGAGTTCATCGGCTGGGGGCCGGTCGATGTGCGCACCGGCAAGCCGGTCAAATCGCGCAAGGGCGAGTATTTCGTCGCCTGGACGAATGCGCTGCGGGCGCTCGGCTTCGAGCTCGAATGGCGCAAGCTCAACGCCGCCGATTATGGCGACGCCACGACGCGGCAGCGCTTCATCCTCAAGGGGCGCAGCGACCGCAAGACGATCGGCTGGGCGCCGCGCACGCACGTCAAGCGGGTGGATGCGGTTGGCGCGAGCGCCAGAGCGCAAGGGGAGCTTGCCGACCTGTTCCCCGGCCTGCAGCAGTGGCGGCCGGCGCGCGAGATCATCGACTGGTCGATCAAGGGCCGCTCGATCTATAGGCGCAAGAAGCCGCTCGCGGCCAAGACGCTGGCGCGGATCTACGCCGGGGTGGTGAAGCATGGCTGGCCCGAGCCCTACATCGCCACGCTGCGCAACCACATGGCGGCGCAGGGCATCGACGCGCCGCTGCCGACGATTGCCGCCAACGGGCAGCACATCGGGCTCGCGACGCCGGTTGCCCTGGTCTGCGGCAACCGCACGAACAACATCGCCAAAGCGACCGACGAGCCGCTTGGGACGGCGACGACCACGACAGGCGGCGGGTTCTTTCTTGCCGAGCCACTTGTGCTCTCTCAGCACAACAGCGGCGCGGCGCGGTCGACGGACGATCCACTGCCGACCATCACCACGGGCGGCGCGGCGGCGCCGGACCACCCCGGCTGTGCGCGGCCGATGCTGGTCGAGCCGCTCATTCTCAATCGCCACGGCGACAATGGCGGTGTGCGGGCGCATTCGGTTGATGATCCGATGCCGACCGCCGTCGATCGCGGCGCCGGCTACCTGGTCGAGCCGTTCGTCCTCTCTCAGGCCTCGGGCGGGGCGGCGCGGACGGTCGATGAGCCGATTCCCACAGCGCCGACCGATGGGGCTCACGCCCTCATTTCCCCCTACTATGGCTCAGGCTCCGGCGAGACCTGCGTCAGCGCAGAGGAGCCGTTGCCGACCGTCACCGCAAAGGCGCGGTTCGGCATGGTCGTGCCGATCACGCACGCCGACGGCAGTAATCGGGCGCGCGACGTCGAGGAGCCATTGCCGACTCTGACGACAGCACATCGCGGCGAACTGGCCTTCATCACCGCCCAGCATGGCGAGCGCGACGGCCAGGCGCCGCGCGTGCATGACGTCGCTGCGCCACTGCCCACGATCGCGGCGACCGGGCACGTCGACCTCGCGGCGCCTGGCGAGCGCTACGACATCCTGTTCCGCATGCTCGAGCCGCACGAGCTGGCCGCCGCAATGGGCTTCACCACCGACGACGCCACCTATGAATTCGCCGGCACCAAGACCGACCAGATCAAACAGATCGGCAACGCCGTTTCAGTGGCGATGATGAAGGCCGAAGTCCGGGCCATCATGGCTGATGCCGCCGCCGACGCCAGACTGCGCGAGGCGGCGGAATGACCCCGACCCGTCCCGCGCTACGCTGGCATGGTGGCAAGTGGCTCCTGGCGCCCTGGGTGATCAGCCACTTCCCGCCGCACCGCATCTACGTCGAGCCGTTCGGCGGCGCGGCATGACCGACCTCGGCATCGTGCTGTGGGTTCTGGTGGGCCTGGCCATTGTCGGGATCGTGGTGATCGGCTGCACCGTCGTCGCCTTTCTCATTTGGGCGGCGGGCGACTTTGAGGAACTGGATCGCCCGCTTCCGAAGCGGGACAGCGAGGATCAGCCGTGAACCTCATCCATGCGCAAATGTCTGGTGGAGCCGCGCTCGGGGCGTGCGCGTCCGTTGGGGCTCGGAAGCTCCACCAGGCACTTGGGCATGGTGCTCAAGCGGGGGACGGTTCCCCTGATATGGATGCAGCTGTCACCGCCGACCTCCATCGACTGACGCTGCCCCTTACTGGCCGCGCTTGCTTCGCCAATAGGCAGCGCGGCCTTTTTCAATTTCGCTCTGGCCGCGCGGTGACGCTTTCCCGCTGCGGCCGACATCAGTTTCGGATCGACACCCGCTCGCCAAAGCCAGTCGATCAGCATTCCCACGCCCAGTGTCTCCCGCGGTTCGGTTGCCACGAGAAGCAACATCGCAGGGAAGCAGATGGAAGAATCCCATTTCAGCCGGGAGAAATCCCAAAAGTGTTTGTAGGTGTCCGGCATGAGTCAAGCCGCTGACGTTCTCGAGATGAAGGACCTCGCATCCGAATTGGCGGATCGCATGGTCGGCAAGGTGAAGGTGGCGGCGAGGATTGGTGCCGTCATGAGAGCAATCGGCGTCGGCGAAAATCGCGCCTCTGAGCTGCTGAGCGGCCGGGCGCGCCGGATCGATGCCTGGGAAAAGGAAAAGGCGAAGGCGGATGTCGAAAAGCTTCGCGAGCGAGAACGGCTCGCACGAGAAAACGCTCACCTCGGCTGGCTCGAATGCGAGATCGCCCGGCTTCGTGCGTCGGGTGAAGAATTTCACAGCGAGCATGTGGATGCGCTTGTCCATCTACTCAGCGTTTCGCGCGGTGAAGCTGGCGCCGTGGCGGTACGGGCCGAAGGCGCAGCCGACGTGCCCGCCGCGCCTGCCGCAGAAATCTGACGACTGAGAAGGGGCAACATGCCGAAGAAGCCGAAGACCAACGGTGCCGACGATGACGATGTCCTGCAGGCATTGCGGGAGATCGAGGACATGGTCGCCGAGCGCGAGGAAATCGCGGCCGGACATCGCGACCAGATCGCAGATTTGAAGGCGGCAGAGAAACGCAAGTTCAAGATGCTCTGCCGCGAACTCAACATCGACGAGACGGTCGCGAAAGCCATGCTGGCGGATCGCGCCGAAGACCGCGCCTATGAGGCCAAGAAGGCCAAGCGGGCGGCGAAGATCCCGGCGGACAAGATCGAGCTTTTCGTCGACTACCTCGGGCAGTTCTCATGGCTCAAGCCGGAGGACGGCGACGAGCCCGCAGGCGATCTGTCGGTTGCGGAACGTGCGGCGCGCAAGCGCTCCGCCGACATCGCCAACGTCACCGAGGCCGAACAGGCCGAGGGCGCCGCGGTGCTCGATGAACTGGCCGGCGAGGCTCTGCACTGATGCACGCGATCCTCGCCCTCGACGTCAGCGCTTCGATCACCGGGTGGGCCTATGGCTTCCCCGGCGATCTGCCGACGAGCGGCTATGTCTCATGGCGGCGCGATGGCGACACCGAGGACGACGTTTTCCGGCGCGGCGCGAACTGGCTGCACATGCAGATGATGGCGATGTCTCCTGGCATCGTCGCCATCGAGGCGCCGATCAAGGCGAGCGGGTTCGGCCAGACGAACGCGGCCTCGCAGGCCATGCTGATCGGGCTGCAGGGCGTGCTGCGCTACGTGGTCAAGGCCAAGCTGCCGGGCCGCGCGGTGCTGGTGGCGAGCGCGACGGCGCGCAAGACGTTCACCGGGCGCGGCACGTTCCCCGGCGGCGAGGCCAAGGCGGCGGTGCAGGCCGAAGTGCTGCGCCGCGGCTGGCTCGAGGCGGACGAGCTCCAACCGGACCGCTGCGACGCGCTGTGCCTGTGGGCGCACATGGCCGCGCAGCAACTCCCCGAACTGGAATTCCACAAATCCAAGAAGGCGGCATGATATGGCAGGCAGCGTGAACAAGGTGATCCTTGTCGGCAATCTCGGCGCCGATCCGGAGGTGAGGACGACACAGAGCGGGTCGAAGGTGGTCAATCTGCGGCTCGCGACATCCGAGTCCTGGCGCGACAAGAGCAGCGGCGACCGCAAGGAAAAGACGGAGTGGCACCGCGTGGTGATATTCTCCGAACCGCTGGCCAAGGTCGCCGAGCAATATCTGCGCAAAGGCAGCAAGGTCTATCTCGAGGGCCAGCTGCAGACCCGCAAATGGCAGGACCAGTCAGGTCAGGAGAAGTTTTCTACCGAGATCGTGCTGCAGGGCTTCAACTCGGCTCTGCAAATGCTCGACCCTGAGTCCCGGCAGTCTGGCGGTGGCGGCTCATCTGGTGGCGGGTCTGCGCCAGCGTCGTTCGA